CGGTGATCTGGGCGTCATGCATGCGGGCCCCGCCTTCGATCTCGATCTCGATCGTGTCTTTGACCCGGAAATACGCCCCGGCATTCTCGAGGATCTCGGCACGGATCGTGGCGATGTCGCCCACCATGTCGCGGGCGAGGCTGATGAGCTTGATTTTGGTCATGTGGTGAACTTCCCGACATAGACCTCGAAGGTGATCTCCCAGGTCGAACTGGTGTTGTCCGCGGGCGCCCAGGCTGAGGGGAATCCGAAACAGCTCTCCGAGTAGTCGGTCGCCCGCACGCTGGTGTATTGCCGGTTCGAATGCTTGAACTCAGCCTTCACGGCATCTCCTTCGAGAAACACGGCGACTATCCGGCTGAGCCAGGGGGCGCCGCCGGGGATGAAGGCGCTTTCGAGCACGGTCGATCCATTGGCGGCGATCATCTCGCCATTGGGGATAGCGCTGACGAAGGTCCCAAAATCGCTTTGGCTACCCGCGACGATGCGGTTTGCGCGCATCAGAACCAGCAGGAAATCCGGGTTGGTGCCTGTAGGCAGTGTGCCGAGCGTATAGGTCTGGCTGTGTTCCAGCGCTGAGACCCTGTTGCCGCTGGAGGTGTAATAGCCCTCGACGTCGACCCAGTCGCAGACGTTCTCGAAGCCGCAGCGCTCCTCATAGCCGCAGGAATAGACATTGTTGCAGACATATTGGAACCCGCAGACATTGCGGCCGAGGGAGAAGTCGTACGCGCAGACATATTGGGTCCCGCACACATAATCGAACCCGCAGGTGTAGATGTCGTTGCAGACGTATTCCAAGCTGCAGCGGAAATCCCGGCAGCCCGACATGAAGGCGCTGACAAAGCCGCTCGCCAAAGCCACGGGTGTGTCGCCGCTTTCGGGGAAAGCGTGCGTGACGGTGCTGTTCAGCACAGCCGCAATGTGCGGCATGGGCGTGCTGGTATCGAAGACCACATCGCCATTGGTGTCGGTGACGCGGATGATGTTGTCACGGGCCTCGAAACTCATATGCGCACCCCGCGCCCCGGAGATCCGGCAAAGCTGCCGGTATAGGTGGCGGATTGCAGGGCCACACTGCCATCGGGAAGGACGACCTTGAGGCCGCCGCTTTGGACATCGGCTGTTTTGCCGGCGGTCACGAAGACATCTGGTGTCCCGCTTGCGCGGAGATAGCGATAGGCGGTGCTGAGCTTGCCAAAGCCCGCGCGGAAGAGCGTGGGCTCGATGCGAATGCTCTCGTTGCCCGAGGGCGCAAAGAGCGTCTCGAAGAGAAACACCCGGTAGGTCCGCGTGATGGCGGGGAGCGTGTCGTCGAAGGTCACCCAGTTCTCGAAGGCGCGGATCGCGGTGCTCGTGACAAAGATGCTGACCGCGCGGGCGCTTTCGCCGGCCTGCTGGACGATCGTCCCCGAGGGCATTTGCGCCGCACCATAGAAAGGGATGAAGGGCACCACGCGGCCGAAGCCGTGAGCGGCCAGGTCGAAGGTCTCTGTGCCCTGGCGGGGATTATACCAGGTGGTTGAGCCGAAGAGCCCTTTGGACGTGGACGAGCTGCGCGTGCGCTCGGGATGGGTGAGTGTCACATCGATCACCTGCGCATTGCCAAGATAGCTGAGGTCGGAGTGAAAATGCAGATCGCCGAGCTGGGGACCGGTTGGGCTCTCATAGGTCGCAGGGGTGGCGTCACCCTTGTAGATGAACACCTTGCCGGTTGTGCCATCGGCATGAAGCGTGCGGGCCATCAGCTCTTTATCCTCATGAAACTGACCACCCAAGCCCGCCAGCGCGCGTCAAACTTCTGGATGCAGGAGGCGCGGTTGGGGAAGTGATGCAGAAAGCGGCCATCGCCTAAGTAAACGCCGCAATGGTTGGCGCGGTTCGGACTTTCCTCGTCGCGCCGTGACAGCGAAAACAAGATCCCATCGCCGGCTTGCGGCACGATCACCCGATCCCAGCGGTGCAGCTCGGGGTTGGTCACGAAGACCCCGTCTGTCAGCCATTGGTTCACCAGCCGCTCGGGCGTGTCGGTGAGCATGGCCATCTCATGGCCGCGCTCGCGCGCCATCCAGTCGCGCACAATGGTGTAGCAGTCGTATTGGCCCAGCACGTAGGGTCGGCCTTCATAGGGGGCGGCACTCTCCCAGCTGCTGGGGAGGTGCAAGCGATGCCGGCCGCTGGGCCATTCCACGAAGACCGTGGGGTCTGTCACGTCCTGCGCGACGGCGCTGATATCGGGCACGGTGCGCAGATGGGCGAACAGCGTCTGGGGCTCGCTTAGCGCCAGACTGATCCGGCCCGCCTCGTGACGCAGCCAGAGCGGGCGGCTCGGGTCCTCGGCCCAGTATTCGCTCGCCGCGATCAGGGGCGAAAGGTCTTGCAGTTCGTGGATGGTCATGGCGCTCTGATCTTTGTGGTCGTCACACAGTTATCGTGATGGTCTTGGCGTTGAGGTCGATCTTGAACTTGCCGTCGGCACTGCGGATCACGCCGGCGGTGGCCGTGCCTATATCGGAGGTGATGGCGGAAAGCTGGGTGACGCTCATGACCTCGGCGCTGATCCCGCCCGCGGAGATGAGTCCCGCGATGACGGCATCACCTGCGAGCGTGGTGCGACTGCCGGGCGCGCCCAATTCGCCGCTGATGTCGCCCGCATCGATCTCGCTGCTCCAGGCGCTGCCGGTCCAGCGGTAGAGCTTGGCATCACTGGTCAGGAAGACGATCCGGCCGGGGATATTGCCAATCTCGGGGAGCGCCGCCAATATCTCGACCGGGGCAAGGTTGGCCTCATCCATCAGCCCCTTCAGCCCGCCACGGAGGTCGTCCCCCTGAAGGTAGATCCCGGGCGTTGTCACTGACAGCCAGCTCGACCATTCGGTGGGGCGATCGAGGATATAGCGGCCCCGCACCTCGTATTCCGCCTCGGGCAAAAGCCCGTCCGAGATCAACACGGATCCTGCCGCGCGATCCGCCAGCCCCGCGGCCACGACCTGTGCCGTGGCTTTGAGCCGGATCTCATAGCGTATGAGGATCGCATCCAGCGCGGCGCTGCCGGCCCAGGACAAGGTGATGGCCGGGCGGCGGTCGAGGCCAAGCGCGTCCTTGAGCGTACTGGCCGCCACGGACCAGCCCGCGATGATTTGCGCTGGCCGCGGGGAGAGACCGGTGACTGGAACGACCGCTGGCAGGTCCTGCGCGGAAGACCAGCCATAATCGCCGGGGTCGCGTTCGCGCAGCACCAGCTCCTGGTTGATGGTGCCAGGCTGGTCGGTGATCTCGACCACTTCGAAGATCTTGTTGGTGTAGCCGTTACGCGCAGAGGTCCAGGCGATGGTGTCGAGCGGCTCGAGCAGGAAGGCCTCGGGCGGCAAGACCAGCCGATGGGTCCGGAAGCGCCGCGCGTCCTTTATATAGGCCGACATGAGCTGTGCGACCTGGGAGACATCCGAACAGGCTGGGAAATTGAGGCTCGTTGAAAGGCGGCGACCGCCGTCTTCCGCCTCCCAGGTCGGGTTGAACAGGGGCGGTGCCGCGCGCGAGGTCCAGAGGCTGGCGGGCTCAGGGTAGTCCGAGGCGATGGCATTGGCGCTGGCGGCCAGCCCCGGAAAAGGATCCAGTTCCTGCGGCGCGGAGATGACGATATCCTCATCGGTGATGAACTGCACAGGCGCCGCGGGCGCGCCCACGCGCATGCGGAAGACACCGCCCATCTCGCTCACTTGCCCGAGGCATATCTTGGCCAGTTCGTCGATCACCTCGGCCGGTTCCATCTCCAGCTTGACCTCGAGACCAGCTGTGAAACTCGCCCGCCCGCCGATCGGTGCATCGCAGGCGTTCATGGCCGTGATCCAGTTTTCCAGCGGCAGATCTTCGGCGGGCACATCGCCGCCCCAGACCTCGCCGGTCGGCAGGCGAATACCGCGCAGGATGTTGTAGATCATCACCGCAGGGTTGGCCGAGCGCACCCAGCTGGCAGGGTTGGACCAGCGCTGGCTGCCTGACCCACCGACGGAACTGTCGAAGCGCGGATCGTAGAGCGGGATCCCGTCCAGCTCGAAGCGGACGGTCGGCAGCGTGTTGAAGACCTCGCGATTGTACCGAAAGGTCAAGATGGCATAGGCGGTGCCATGGCCGACAAAGCTGCTGCTCCAGGGGCGGTCAGGGTAGCTCGCATATTTGGCCACGAGCATCGGATCGGCCACGGTCTGCCAGCCGTCGTAGAATGTGATCCAGGCATGGTCTGTACCGCCGATGCGCTGCTTCAGCAGGGGAAATCCGTAGTCCGCATGCGCGGTGGATCCCACGTCAGAATAGCCGTCGTTCAGGATGACGCGCGACAGACCAATCCCCGGCAGATCGCTCAGCTCGATCACGTAAGTCAGAAACCCGTTCGGCGTGCCAGCATCATCATGGCTCATGGGTGGGCAGACGTGGTGGCCTGCGGTGGCGGTGCGCCCGAGGATGAAGCCTTGCGTTTCCGTCCCTCCAGTGGTGGTGACTGCGGTCTGAATACCACTTTGCTTGATCGTGGGTTTGGGCGTCAGCGCCCGCGCGATCAGCGAAATCCCAACCGAGATCGCGGTATTGACCAGAAGGGAGCCGATAAACGAACTTGCTGCAAAGGCCGAGACAGCCGAGATCGCCCCGCCAATGGCAGTGCCAATGGCGGCTATTGCTGCACCAACGGGGGGCATCAGTCAGACCTCACCTGAAAGGCGCGGCGCATTGTGCTGCGCGGAACAAGCCCGAGGCCCTGGGGCTTCAGGCAATAGATCATCTCGCCTGCGACGATGCCGAGGGCGCTATCATCGAGGGCGGCGAGGTCGCCAACCTGCGCAAAGGCCGGTGCGATCTCGGGCAGATGGGCGGCGGCCAGCGCCACATGGTCGGCAAAGCCCGCTTCTTCGAGCAATTGCTGACCCCGGCGCAGGCTGCGGTAACGGCTGCGCCAGCCGCGTGCGAGGTCATGGCCGGTGGCGATCCTCACCCAGCCAGCCGCAAAGAGCGCGCAGTCATGGCGACCGGGGCGAAACGGCCGGGTACCGGCCTCGGATGCATAGGCGATGAGCATTGAAAGCCGGTCCATCAAGCGCGCTCCCGGCTCTCGCCCCACCAGACGCCGACTTCTCCCGCGATATCGGTGTAGCGGCGAAACGCGTCACCCGCATTCCGTCGGCGCATCTCGGCATCTGAGCGGGTCAGCGTCAGGGCACGGGTCAGGCCACGGGCGGCGCTGGCCAAGGTCACCGTTGCTTCGCTGGTACCGCCCACTTCGCCGGTGCGGATCTTCACCTCATCCACCCAGCCGCGAAACACCCGGATCGGTTCCGCGATCAGCTGCCCGGTCTCGAGCGAGAGGAGCGCACGGTGGACCTCGGCCGGGGCAAGGCGCGCATCATAGCCGCGCAAGAGCTGCGCCACCTCCGGCGTCAGTGGGCTCAGTGTCAGTTGCACCATGCGCACCTCAAGCCCTATGCCCGCCCGGATGGGTTCCACGCCGATCAAGCCGCCCGCGCCGTAATAGGTGCGGTTGGTGCCACCGATCGCGATCGTCAGATGGTCATCGCCCTGCCAGAGGCCGAGCGCTTCCTGCGCGCCGGTCTCACGATTCCTAGCGATGATATGCACCATGTGGCGGCTGGCCACGCCGGTGCGGGCGGCGAGATACGCCGCTGAGTTCGGGTCGAGAATGCGCATGGTGGTCTTTCTTTCCGTCACCTTGACGAACGGGCGATCAAATCGTATATACAGCGCTGATGGATCTGGAGTTTGACGCCGAAAAGGACGCGGCGAACCGCGCCAAACACGGTGTCTCACTGGCAGAGGCCGTGAAGCTTGAGATGTTGGCCGTTCTGGAAGACGACCGGTTTGACTATGGCGAGCCAAGATATCGGGCCTGGGGCGTGATCGACGGTGTGTATTTTGCGCTGGCCTTTACGGTCCGGGGCGAGAAGATCCGGCCAATCAGCCTTCGCCGAGCCCATGCAAAGGAGATCAAGCGCTATGTCGCAGACCAAGAAGAAAGCTGACCTCGACAATCCTGAATGGACCAAAGCCGACTTTGCCAAGGCCGGGCGGCCTGATGCGGTGCTGCCGCCCGACGTGTTGGCGGCATTTCCACGTACGACCCGGGGCGCGCAAAAGACGCCGACCAAGGTGCCGCTCTCTATTCGGCTGAGCCCGGAAGTGGTTGCGCATTACAAGGCGACCGGACCCGGCTGGCAGACAAGGATCGATGAGGATCTCAAGAAGGCCGCGGGGCTCTGACCCGCGCGACATGAAGATGAAGACATCCCCCTGGGACCCAGTTGATCGTCTCAAGACCGACGAGGCCCGTGCCGCTTATCGCGAAGCGGCACAGGAACTCGGCGACCCCGACCTATTGGCGGCAGCTGAGACAGATATCGCCCGCGCCATCAAGAAAGCTGAAACATCCTTGGATGAAAACCTCACCTCAGGGTCTGGATGAAGTCGAAACTGGCGCCGCGGCTCAGCCCTTGGCGGCCAGATCCATAGGTCGGTTCTGGCAACAGCCGTGCCTTGCAGGCGGGGCGTACAAACGAAACCGTCAGCCCCGCCACAGCACCGGACCGCAGGTTGGGAACCAGTTCCAGCATCGGCGTGAGCCCGGTGCTTGAGGCCGTGCCGCCGACCACAATGCGATGCAGCGCATAGCGTACCGGATTGATTCCGTACTGAAACCCCAGCATATCTCCAGCTGAGAGCACATATCCCGAGGGCAGACCGGCCAGTCGCAACTCGCGCATGGTACCGGCGACCGAATGGATGGTCACCGTTCGGCTGCCCAGAATCGCCCCCGTCGGATCGCCCGCTGGCCCAAGATATCGAGGGTCATGGCACAGGAAATTTGCCCCTGGCTGATCCATCAGCGCGATCAGCGCTTCCATCTCGGCGTGACGGGGATGGTTTGCCTGCGCAAGCCGGATGCTGCCTGTCCAGAGCGACGCCCCAAGGCTCGCGCTGATCACCGTGCCGTCGCCAAGCCGTGTGTGCTCCTGCGGATGCGACAGCCGAAACGTCACCTCTTCCACACGCAGCGCGCCGAGGAACTGGGCGTAGGAAAGCGGATAACTCAGCGCCATCAGCCCCTCCGCCGCGGATCCTGGCTGACGCGGGCGAGCGTGCGGGGCGCGACCAGCCGATCATATTCCTGCAGAGCGCCGGAGACGCCTGCATTCACCATTTCTTCGATCTCGCGATTGCCACGCGCGCCCTCGACATTGACGGAAATCTCCAGTCGCTGCGGCCCAGAACTTTGGGTGCCGGCGGCAACTTCCCGGCGCGAAAGTACCCGCTCCCCGCGCTGCAGGATGGTTGGCACCTCGTCCGGTCGTAGCCCGGCCCAGCCGCCAGCGTGCATGCGCGGGGCGCCGGCAAACGCCAACGCAGGGACCTGCCGGGAATGTCCTGAAATCCCCACCATGCCGCCGGCATGCGACACTGCTGCGGTGACGGAACTTCCACCCCAGCCGCCAAAGGCGCTGGAGAGGGCGTTGGCGATGGGGCCGAGCACGGCGTTCCTAAAATGCAGCACAGCCAGATCCTCGAGGATCGAGGCCACCAGACCTTTGAAATCGAGCTTGCCGGTGCGCACGAATTCCCGAAACGCATTCTCCGCCCCGCGAAACGCGCCTACCAGCGTCTCGCCGAGGCCTTTGCCCCAATCCATGGCGTCGCGCGCGTAGGAGGCCAGCGTTTCACTGACGGCGGCCCAACCGCTGGCGGCAACTTCGCCGGCATCGCGGATCTGCTCGGCGGCAGATTGAGCAGCGCTTCCTGCGCGCGCGGCCTCTGTTGCGACCTCCTCACCCGAAAACTGCTCCTCGGCACCGGCCAGCGCCGTGCTCAGCCGATCGGCGGAGGTTGCCGCGTCCTCCAGCGCCGCGGCGCCATCTTCCGCGCTGCCTGTCATGGCAGCCCGCAGGGCCTGCCAGGCCGTCAGCGGACGCGCGGCTGCATCTGACAGCATCCGGGCGGCCTCGGCATATCCGGCTGAGCGGCCGCGGGCTTCTTCAGCCAAGCCGCCAAAGAGCTGCGGCGCTTGAAACGGATTGTCCTCGAAGGCTCGCCCATAGGCTTCGGCGGCGCGTTCGCCGAGTTCCACGGCCTCTGGGACCGTGACTTGCCATTCTGACAGATCCGGCGCGGGAATGGCCCAATCCGGACGGCGCCCGCCCAAGGTCAGGACGGCATTCACCGCTTCGGTGATGCCCCCGAGACCGGTTTCCATCGCCGCGACCAGTCCGTTGATCGCCAGCGCGCCAATCCGGTCGAAGACCTCGGGCAGCGCGTTCCAGATGGCCTGGACCGCCAGAAAAGTCCCCTCGAAGGTGTTGACTGTGGCATTGGCCCAGCCGGTCACCGCATCGGTGGCGCTCTGAAACCCGTCCAGAATGACAGCCTGCGCCGCCGCCCAGCTGCTTTCCGCCCGCGCCCAAGATGCTTGAGCGGATAACGAGACCCGGGACCAGACCTGAGAGGCCACATCTTTCAAAAGCCCCATGGCAGCGCCAAAGCTACCGGCCCCGTCCACGAGCCGTGAAAACCAATAGACCAGCTCGCCCGCGCCCACGATCAGTGCGCCGATCCCGGTGCGGATCAGCGCGCCGCGCAGAAACACCAGCCCGGTGGCCAGCCCGCGCACCGATAGGGCGGCGGCGGCCATGGCCGCAACCCAGCGACCCGCTACGAAGGTTGCGAAAGTTCCAGCATAGATCGCCAGCCGGTCGAGGTTGGCCAGAACCGCATCAAAGGCGCGGGTCACGGGGCTTGTAGACGAGGCCAGTGCAACAAAGGCATTGGCCATGGCCTCCAGCGATGGCGCCAGCGCCACGGCGACCTTGTTGCGAATGCCGGTGAAGACCTGACCCATGCTGACCAGCGCCAATTCCGACCTGCGCATGGCGGCGATGGCGTCGCTGTCGAGCACCGCCCCCAGGCGCTCCGCTTGCTCGCCAAAGCGGCCCATCTCGGCCCCGCCGTTTTGCAGCAGCGGTATGAGCCGCGTGGCATCCGAAGCCATGGCCTCGAGATAGAAGGTCATCTCCTGGCTGTTGACGCCGGCCTGCTCGAGGCTGGAGACATAAAGCTGCAGCGCCTCGGGGCCGGAAAGGCGGGCGAATTGCTCCGCCGTGACGCCGACCTGCGGCGCGATGTTCTCGAAGAAATCCGCCATCGGCCCGCCGCCCGTTTGCAGGAAATCTCCCACACGATCGTTCACGTCCTTTAGGATATCGGCCAGCTTCTCCTGCTCGATGCCCACGGTGCTGGAGGCGGCCGACCAGCGCTGAAACACCTCGGGCGTGGCATTGGCGACCTGGGAGAGCTGGCTGATCTCATTGGCAGCGGTCACCGTGGAGCGCGTCATCGACAATGCGGCACCCGCGAGCGCCGTCGCCGCAGCGGTGGCAGCAATCTGGGCACGGCGTGCGAAGGCCGTCAGCCGCGCATTAGCCTCGCGCATCTCGGCAGAGAGCCGGCCGAAACCCCGCGCGCCTGCCTCGCCCACGCCCTCCAGTTCAGCGCGCACTTGCCGCCCGCCCGTGGCGGACAAGCGGACAGAGACTTGCTTGGTGGCCATCGGGCTTGGTCCTTGAATCAGGGGACTACTTGTCTTACGTTACTCTTATCGATCACGGAGGCGTATGATCATGCCAGAGACAGCGACCTTGTCTGCCAAGTACCAAATCTCGATCCCGAAGGCCGTTCGGGCGGCACAGCATTGGGAGGCTGGTCTGACCTTTGCCTTCATTCCAAAGGGAACTGGTGTGCTTCTGGTCCCGGTCCCAAAACGCGATGCCCTCAAGGGCCTGGCGCGCGGCGCCGCCCCCAGCGATTATCGCGACCGCTCGGACCGGGTGTGATGATCCTCGTCGATACATCTGCCTGGATCGAATGGCTGATTGGCTCCGCCACGGGTGAAAGCCTGGTCGAGTATCTTCCTGCGCAGTCGGATTGGCTCGTGCCAACCATGGTTCAGCTTGAGCTGGCTAAATGGCTGACGCGCGAAGTTGGCGAGGACAAGGCAGATCAGGCCATCGCCTTCACCCAAGTCTGCCAAATCGTGCCGCTCGACACCGAGATTGCGCTGGCAGCGGCCGAGGCCTGCCGGGAATACAGGCTGGCCACCGCAGATGCGGTCATCTTTGCGACTGCCCGATCGCAAGGGGCGAGCGTCCTGACCTGCGACGCGCATTTTGAAGGGCTTCCCGGGGTGACGCTCATCGCAAAGCTGTCTGCCTGAGGGTCACCCTCGCATGGCAGCCATCTCGTCATTGACCTTGCGCACCATCACCGCCTCGATGGGCGGCAGCAGTTCGGCGATGGCAGTGGTAGAAATCCCAAGGGCAGCACCTAGCAGCAGTGCCGCGCCGATGTCCCATCCGATCACGGCATTACCAGAGACCCGCAGCTGGCCACCGAGGCGCTGGACAAGGTCCCAGACCTGCCAGCCCTCGAACGTTCTGGGTGCATTCAGGCTTTGCGGGCAGTCCGGGCACGACCCTTTGCAGGCTTGGCAGTAGTCGCCGCCCCCGCCGAACTCCCAGTCGGCAAGAGCGGTGAGGCGTTTTTTTCCGCGTCCAGGATCATCGCGCGAGCGACATATTTGGTCTGGAAAGCTTCGAAGATTGGCCAGATGTCGAGCAGCGCGTCGATGCCCTCGGGGCTTACCGGAATGGAAAAGCCGTTGTCATCGCCAACGCCTTTCCAGTCCTGGATGGCGATGCGCGCCACGGCCTTGGCCATGGCCAGCGCAATACTGTCGGTGTCGAGGTCGCTGGCATCTGCGTCAGGCGCATCGGGCAGCGTGATCTGCCCTTGCGCCTCCTTGCGTGCTGCCATCATCAGCGCCGTGGTCATGGGCGCGACGAGAATCTCGACGCCATGGCCAAGATCGAGCCAGTGCGCCTCATGGGTCAGATTCAGTCGCAGCATCTCAATAGTCCTCCCGGGTGTTGGTCAGTGTCACCGTGCACATGCGCCCCACACCCGGATCGCTGGCCGCCTGCCAGTCAAAGGTTGCCTGTACGCCCTGCGGCCCGGAGATCTCGATCCGCGGACGCGGCAGATAGACGGCATGGGCGGTCAGCGTCAGGCTTTCACCCGTCGCCAGCGTGTAGGAAAACTCCAGCGCGCAGGCCTCGCCATTGATGGCTTGCTGCACCAGCGTCTGATCGGCGAAGCGCACGACGATATTGCCGTTAAGCGCGGCAATGGATGGGTCCGCCCCGTCGATTTTGCCATCCGCGCGGATGGTTTCGATCCGGTCGAGGTTGTTGGCATAGGTAAGGTCGGCGGAGACAACGTTACCTATGCTCGC